GGATGACAACCTTGGTCCGAAGATTGCATTATTCATGCAATGCATGCAAATGTCTGAGAAATTGTTCAACTACAAAACAGGTGTAGGGAAGAGTTCATTCTCCTTGGTTGTTCAGGAATTCAACTCAGCATTTGCGTCTTCGATGGACTACTACTCAGCTCTTCTGAAATTCTCAAGTGCATCAGTACCAGTGGCAAGGTCAGATAGTTTCTTTGACATGGTCTCTGAATCTTATGCTGGTGTCAGACAATTGAGAGAAAATGGCGCGTCTGAATCATTGTCTGAATTGGCTCATGAGTTGAATGAACAGTACTGCCAGAGAATATATAGATCAGATCAAATCAAGAGATTGGCAAAGCAATTTGGAATAAGATGGGAGATGTTTCCATATCATCTAGGCAGGTATCCTAGAATCCATCCGAGTGTAGCCATGATGCATGGGCCCATAGCAGACTCTTATTCATTGTACACAAAGTTGAAGCAATCTGAGATGAATGAGAAAGAAGCTTCCTTATTCTTGAATTCACACAGACTCACTGATCTCTCAATGCTGGAGGTTCTGAGCAATTCTCTGAATCCAGATGATCTCACCAACTCTCTCGTCACCATAAGAGCAAGTATGGCACCTGTCAGGAAAGTCATACAGTTACAGAACTCCATGGTGATGTCAAAGGAACAGATGAATGCCTTCATTGAATCTAACCCTATCTATGCATTCAAGAAGCCAAATGATCTCCAATCTACAGCATTCTACACTAGTGTCAAAGCATTTGGATCAGGAGCCAGTAAAGCACTCAGATATACTAGTCCCAGCTTGTATTTCGCCAGATACTGTGCCAGCCTCACTGCTAATGCATTCACCATATCTGGTGAAACTCCTAGAACGTATGAATCATGTCTATTAGATCTCATAACTAGAGAGAGCCCTAAGATGCCAGACAACCCAATGCTATCATTAATATTCAGATATGAGGAAGACCTTCGAAAGTCCATAGAGATTGCAGAGAAATTGCCAGAGGTTGACATGTTCCCTCGACATCCCTTGTCTCCAATGATGATTAGAAAGATGCAAGTGATCAACTCATCCAATCAAACAAAATTCTCGCCACAGGAAGTCCTATCTCATGTGTGGCTCGATGACAACAGATTCAAGAAGAAAGACTATTCACAACTCAGGAGAGATTTTGTGACCCTGCAAAGACTTTACCCAATCATCAAGGACACTATATCAGAAACACTCAATGTTCTGCCAGGTGAAACCTCTGACAAGATCCGAGGGATGGTCTTATTGTTAGCTAGGATATCTAAATTGAAGCCAAACTCAATCAAGGTGTTCGCGTATGGCAAATCAACAACTGACATCTCTGGTACAACACAAATATTAGCGTTCAGGAACCGGAACTCATATGAAGAATCAACATACAATGTGAACTATGAGCCTGAATCCAACATGGATATCACCAGAGTTAAAGTTCTGATCAACTATGCAACACTATTCTTCGAACAGAACCCAGATATCAC